TCCTGGCCCAGGCGCAGAAGATGGTCGGGACGACAACCTTGGAGCAGTTTGCCGGGTTCGTCGGCAATGTGGCCTCCGTCCAGCCCGAGGCGCTGGACAAGCTGGACGTCGATCAGCTGATAGACGAATACGCCGACGCCCTGGGCGTGCCGTCGACGATCACCCGGCCAGACGAGGTCGTGGCGCTCCTGCGGAAAGAGCGGCAGGAGCAGGCGGCTCAGGCTCAGGCGATGGAGATGGCCGCCCAGGGGGCGAAGATCGCCCGCGACGTGGGTGACGTGAAGGTCGGCCCGAATAGCGCCCTGGAGGCGATCATGCCGCGATGAGTGAAACCAGGCCGGCCCGGCGAAGGGCGCAGGATTTGGCGCAGCAGGAACGGAACGAACGGATGGCGAGGCTCCTTCGGGAGGACCTCGCTTTTTTGATGGGGCTGCCGCAGTTCAGGCGATTCGCCCTGAAGCTGCTAGAGGACTGTTACACCTTCCGGTCGCCCATGACGGGCAACGGGTGGACGCCCTTCAACTGCGGCAAGCAGGCGGTGGGACAGGCGCTCTTCGGGCGCCTGCTCGAGGTAGATGACGACTTTCTCGGGCAGTTCCGCCGGGAGTGGTTCGCCTTCACGAAAAAGGAGGGGCTGTAGGTGGCAGAGGAACTTTTGGCCGGAGAGGGCACCCCTGAATCCGGCGTTGTCGAGGAAACGACGACAGAGAAACCGACAGAGAAACCGACAGAGAAGCCGAAAGAGGAGCCGACGGCTCCGTCTCCCGAGCCAGAAGAGGCCATGGAGGAGACGGCGGGAGCTCCGGAGAGCTACGAGCCGTTCACGGTTCCCGAGGGCGTCCCCTACGACGAGGGAGCTGCGAAGGAGTTCGGCGACCTCGCGAGAGAGCTGAATCTGACTCAGGAGCAGGCCCAGAGGCTCGTCGACGTCTATGCCCAGAAACAGAGTTCCCAGCGGGAGGCGCTGACGGCTCACCTGAACGGGATGAAGGAGTCCTGGGTGGGCGAGGTCCGCAAGGAGTGGGGCGACGCCTTCGACCGCCAGGCGGCTCTGGCGGCGAAGGGTGCCGAGCTCGGCGACGAGGCGCTGCTGGAGCTCCTGAACGGGCGGGACAGGAACCTGCCGGGCATCGTCCTGGCCGACCACCCGGCGATGGCGAGGTTTCTCGCTCGCGTCGGGGAGATGACATCGGAAAAGCCGCTGGTGGAAGGCACGCCGGCGGGCGCCGTTCCAAAATCAGCCGCCGAGGTGCTCTATGGCACCGTCGACGTGAAGACAGCAGAATAGGAGGCTATTCCAATGGCCGTAATCGGAACCGATTTTCTCACCCTGGCCGATCTCCAGAAACGATTCGAGAAAGACAAGATCGCCCAGGTCATCGAGATCCTGAACGACACGAACGAGATCCTCGAGGACGTGCCCTGGCTCGAGTGCAACGACGGGACGGGGCACATCACGACCATCCGCGTCGGCCTGCCCGAGCCGACGTGGCGCAAGATCAACGAGGGCGTCCTGCCCAAGAAGAGCGAGACCATGCAGGTCCGCGACACGACGGGCATGCTCGAGGCCTACGGCGAGTGCGACGTGCGCCTGGCCCGGCTGTCCAAGGACGAGAATGCCTTCCGCCTCTCCGAGGATGTGGCGCAGATCGAGGGCATGAACCAGGAGTTCGTCAGCACCCTGCTTTATGGCGACACGCGCCTCACGCCGGAGAAGTTCTTCGGCCTCGTCCCGCGCTTCTCGACGCCTTCGACGGACGACACGAAGAGCGGCTTTCACATCCTCAACGGCGGGGGCCAGGGCGACGACAACACGTCGGTCTGGCTCGTCGGCTGGGGGCCTCGCGCCGTCCACGGCATCTACCCCGAGGGGACCAAGGCGGGCCTCTCCATGAAGAACCTGGGCGAGCAGACGAAAACCCTTTCCGACGGATCCATGCTCCAGGTCCTCCGGACTCACTACGAATGGGACTGCGGCCTCTCCGTGAAGGACTGGCGCTACGTCGTCAGAATCAGCAACATCGACGTTTCCAACCTGGGCGGCTCCAGCGCGGCCAATCTGATCAACCTCATGATCGAAGCCTCGGAGATGCTGCCGGCCGGGAAGTCCGGCGTGCGGCCCGTCTTCTACTGTTCCCGCCAGGTCCGCACGGCTCTGCGGCTCCAGATCCTGGCAAAAAGCAACGTGAACCTGACCTGGGACACCGTGGCCGGCAAGCGCGTGCTCGCCTTCGACGACATTCCCGTCAAGCGCGTCGATGCCATCACCTCGGCCGAGTCTCTGGTCTCGTTCTCCTAAGGAGGGATTCCCATGATTCTTGATGCGAAACTGATCCTGGCTGACGGTCAGGCCGTAACGACCGCCGCCGCTCATGACACGGATAACGTCATCGACTTCGGAGCCTACGGAGACCCCGCCTACCCCCTGACGGCTGTGGTTCGCGTCGACACGACGGCCACGTCTTCGGGGTCCGCTACGGTGTCCTTCGGGCTTGCCACCTCTGCCGACAACTCCACCTACACGACTCTCTGGACCTCGGCGGCCGTGCCCGTGGCATCGCTGGCGAAGGGCTACGAGATCACGGTGCCCGTGCCGACGGGGATGAAGCGCTACTGCAAGGGCGTCATCACGGTTGGCACGGCGGCCCTGACGGCGGGCAAGTTCGACATGTTCCTGGTGCCCGCCGCCCAGACGAACAAGGCCAACGTCTGATGCTGGTCCGGGTGACGGTCAACTGCCTCGACCGCAGGCAGGTCTTCCGCCGAGCCGGCGAGGTCTTTGACGTCGACCCGGCGGAGAGGACGAAATGGATGGAGCCGGTCGAGGGGGCTGCCGAAAAGGCGGCCCCCTCGCCGCCCCTGCCCGACAACAAGCCTGTCGTCGACGCCGATGACATCGATCTGACCCGGCTGACCAAGGCCGATCTCATCCATGTGGCGGCGACCCGGTACGGGCTCGATCTGTCAATGAGAATGAACAGGGTTGACATGGCCGCCGCCATCGAGGCGGCTCGGAGCAAGTAGGGGAAGGGAAAGGAGGGAAAACGATGCTGGACGTCGATATCTGCAACCAGGCCCTCTATCGCCTCGGCGTGGTCAACCCGATCACGTCGCTCGACGAGGATTCGACCGAGGCGGCCATCCTGAGGAGCCACTACGCGCCGTCTCGGGACGCCCTCCTTTCCGCCTTCCCCTGGCCCTGGGCGCGTCGCGTCGTGGCCCTGGCCCAGATTGCGGGGGAGGACCACCCGGTCTGGAGGTACGCCTACGCCTACCCGCCCCTCTGTCTGCGCATCCTGGAGCTCTTCAACGCCTACGCCCCGGAGCGGGCCGACGTGCTGGACCGCCAGGCCTTCCTGGCCGACGAGGTCCGCCTGACACGGCAAGGCGAACAGGGGCTCCCCGTCGACTACGAAATCACCTCGGGCACGCTCGGCAAGCGGATTCTCACGAATCTGGCCGATGCCCGGTGTACCTACATCCACCGCGTCGAGGACCCCCTTCTGTGGGGGCCGCTCTTCCAGCACGCCCTGGCGGCGAGGCTTGCCGCCGATATCTGCCTGCCGATCACCGCGAGCGATTCGCGCCTGGGCAATCTCCAGGAGCTCGCCCAGCGGGCCTACTATGCCGCCATCGGGGCCGAGGCTTCGGAGATGCGCGAGTCCCGGCGGCGAAGAAACCGCTATGTGAAGGCGAGGCGCTGACGATGCCCCTTTATCCGATCCTGCCGTCCTTTGCCGGCGGCGAGGTCTCCGAGGCGCTTTCCAGCCGCATCGACATCGAGAAGTACAGCACCTTCCTGGCTCGCTGCCGGAACATGCTCGTCCTGCCCCAGGGTGGGGTGACTAACCGGCCGGGGACGTTCTACGCCGGGACGGCAAAAAACTCTCCAGTCCGCCTGGTGCCCTTCGTCTATTCGAAGGATCAGTCCTACGTGCTGGAGTTCGGCGTCGGGTACATCCGTTTCTACGCCATCGTCGACGACGTGGCGGGCCTGGTCGTCTCCGGCGGGTCTCCTGTCGAGGTTGCGACGACCTTCGATGCAGCCAGGCTGTGGGAGGCCAGTTTCGTCCAGTCCGGGGACAAGCTCTTCATCTTCCACCCTACCTGAGCGCCTGACGTGCTGACTCGGTTGAGTCACACCAGTTGGACGCTCTCGGATATTGTCTTCGATCCGCCGCCCATGGGGCCGGTGGAACCGATCAGCCGGGAGTTGGTTTTCCGATCAGCCGGGAGTCTGCCGGCTCGTTTCCTGTCGAAAAACTCGGGCGTTTTTTCGTCTTCGGACGTCAATCAGCATATCCGCGTGGAATTCACGCGGCGCGCCCGCGTCGTGCTGACCGATACGGCCCGGCTGATGACGTCGGGATCAAGCTATGTTTCGGCAACCGTTTCGGTTCACGGCCAGTGGGAGCTGACGGGGCGCTTTTCGCAGGGAGAGCCGATTGATCCTTCCGATGTGAACGACCCGACGCGGTTTCCTCACGGACCCTATACGCTCCAGATCCGCGTCGGAGCCGCCGGGACGTGGCGGAACTATGCCGTCATGAACGACGGCCAGAGTTATGAGGCGCAGGTCGAGCTGGTACGCCGGGACGGCACGCCCTTCTGGTGCGCGATGTCCGGCAAGGCCATCGACACGACGGACCCGCTACAGGGAACTATCTGGCTGTTCGGGACGTGACGCGACAGCGTGAAAACGAGGAAAGGCTGACCCGGCTGGCCAGCATCGACACCCTGACCGGACTGCCCAACCGCACTGTGTTCAATGATCGGCTCGAACACGCAATTCACAAGGCCCATCGCAGCGGGGGCAGGCTGGCGGTATTCTTTCTCGACCTTGACCACTTCAAGCACATCAATGATTCGCTGGGGCACAAGGCGGGCGATGCGCTGTTGTCGGAAGTGGCTGAACGTATCAAATCCTGCGTGCGAGAAGGAGACACCGTGGCCCGGCTCGGCGGTGACGAATTCACCCTGATCCTCGAGGAAGTGCGTTCTGCGGAATATGTGGGCAAGGTGGCAGAGAAGGTGCTGGCGGCGATGTCCCGACCCTACGATATCGATGGTACCGAGGTCAGCATCAGCCCCAGTATCGGCATCAGCCTGTACCCGGCAGACGGTCGCGATGTTGATCTGCTGATTCGCAATGCCGACGCGGCCATGTACCACGCCAAGAACAACGGTCGCAACAATTTCCAGTTC